AGGCTCTGGCCTTCAGCTACAAAGCGTGGCTGGAAGATCATGAGCTGGACCTGCTGGTGAACGAGGATCAGCGACGGACGATGCACTCGCGCACGACGGACCAGGGGGCGTAGGGCAGTGGATGAGTTAGGCGGCATGATCGTTTCGGCAACGTCAGCAGCGTATATCACCAACCTTTTAGTCAACGGCTTTACCCTGATTTCACCAAGTCGTCGGTCGTGGGTTGCCTTCGGTGTTGCACTCCTGATCGGGATTGTCGCAACGTTCGTGCTTGCGCTCGCTACTCTGCCGGCAGACCAGGCGCTCACTCGACAGGACTATGCGCAGATGGTGATTGTCGGTATCTTCGCGGCCGGTGGTGCGGCGGGTAGCTCAGTAACTCAGGCCAGCGCAACTGCCAAGCGCGAGCAGGCAACGGCGCGGACATCCGAGCCCGATCCGGTGACGCCACTGCCAGGAGTGAAACCATGATCCTCACCCTTTTGATTGTCCTCCTTGTCTTCTGCCTCGTCTGGTGGCTCATCGGCTACGCCGCCCCGCCTGAACTGGTGAAGCCGTTGCGGATCATTGTCGCTGTGGTCCTCGTCATATACGTTATCGTCAAGCTGTTGCCGATGGCCGGGGTGACGCTATGACCTTTGCCTGGACCCCCAAGCAATGGCACACCGTCGAAGCGTTTGCGACCTACGTCTCGACGCTCAGCAAGCCCGCATGGGTGGAGGGCGTGACTCTGCACCATACCCTTGTGCCTGTTCCTACCCAGTGGCGTGGGTTGGCAAGTATGGAGTCGCTCGGCACGTACTACCGGGTGACCAAGGGCTGGGGTGCTGGTCCGCACCTGTTCCTGTGCATCGGCGCTCCCAATCCGTTCGACGACGGCATCTTCCTCGGCACACCGCTCGCGACGCCGGGCGTCCACGCCGGGGCGTGCAACAGTAGCCGCTGGGGTATCGAGGTCGTCGGCAACTTCGATCGCCTCGGCTGGTCTCCCCGCCTCAAGGATCTTGTCTACCGCGTTGTGCTCGAGCTGGCCGATCTGGGTGGCTTTGAGCCTGGCGACACCAACGGGCATAGAGAGTGCCTGGCTAACAAAAGCTGCCCCGGCGCAGCGATCAACATGGCGACGGTTCGGCGCGAGCTGCATGAGATGTCATCCGTTAAGGGGCGCTACCTCGCTGTGACTGAGCCACGCGGCGCCAATGTGAGGCAAGGCCCTGGCGTCTCGTTCCCAGTCGCTGCAAAGCTGCCTGATGGCTACGTCTTCTTTTCAGACAAGACGATCGAGGGAGAGGTCGTGCAGGGCAGTAACCAGTGGGCGCACTTCTACGGCCCCGATCGCGCGACACCGAACGAGCTCGGTTTCGTCTGGAGCGGTATTGTAAAAGAGGTGGCTGGATGATACCGAAGTTCGCCATCCTTGCCGTGACCATCTGGTTCTCGCTGATCCTGTCGTCGGCTCCACAGCAGACGCCGCCAACCGCGAAATATGAGTGCCTTCCACCGTCCGGCGTCTCGCTGCACGCTGAGAATAGCCAGATGATGGTCGACCGTACTGGCCGGGTCTTCTGTGCGACTCGCGCGAATACCTCGATCGGCGGTGTGGTCTGGACGATGGACGGCGCCACGCCTCGCGTGCTGCTCGGTGACGACGGCCGCCCTGAAGAGTTCTTCGGCAACGGCGAATTAGTTGTCTGGTCGGACGGATGGTTGCGCTACATCACCGTGCGGGTCGGCAGCCTCGATCCGCCGCGCACCGGCCTGGCGATTGTCGAGCATGTCGTGCCGGAATACACGCCGTAGTGTACATATGATTGGAATGCTCTAAACGTGCTTACGACATGGTATAATTGGAACACAAACCAAGTGCCGAGCAGTGGTCTAAACACTCTCGGCGCGACACATCGATTGGAGGTCGATATGTCCCTCAAGAATACCACCAGCGGTAAGGTCCGGCGTGTTTGCGAAGCGTGTGGCAAAGAGTTTTATGTCTGGGCATCAAACCTCAAGCAAACCCCTGGCAGATGGTGCGGACAAGCATGTTATCTCAAGTGGCGGCACTCTCCGTCTGTGGCCGCACAGCGGTTTTGGACGCATGTTGATACGTCGGGTGAGTGCTGGGAGTGGCAGAGTGTCTGCGGCGAGGACGGTTATGGGCAATTTTGGTTTAGAAGTGACTTTGTGCGCGCTCATCGGTTTGCCTATCAGATAACACATGGGGAGATAGGCGATGGGATGCTGATCTGTCACACCTGCGACAATCCCAAATGTGTGCGTCCTGAGCATCTGTTTCAAGGAACACCTGCTGAGAATTCAGCAGATATGGCACGGAAAGGACGTGCAGCATCCGGGGATCGTCATGTGTCGCGCCTTTATCCAGAGCGACTGATGCAAGGTGACCGCCACTACGGGGCAAAACTAACGCAGTCACAGGTTGATGATATCCGACGGCGCTTTGCCGCAGGAGGGGAGACACAGGCTGGGTTAGCGCGTGAGTATGGTGTTAGTCGGTCAGCGGTGTATTTGATTGTTTCCAACAAGAGTTGGAAGTGGACCCCGTGAGCGTCCGCAGCTACCGCGAGCGACGTCGCAGGATGTGCGACCGCAAGCGCAGGGTCAACTGGCGCACGGCCCACCAGGCCGCCGAGGCGTTGCGCGAGCGCGGCTGGGAGACAGTTCATGCTTATGTGTGTCCCTACTCGACACGCGGGCATGTCCACGTGCATGTGGGAAAGGGTGAGCAGGAGTGTGATGGCTGAGCTTTGTATTATGGCTTTGTAATGCCAGGCGATACGACCAACAAACGCAACGCTGCCCAGATTGAGACTGATCGCGCCGAAATCGCCCGGCGCTATTTGCGTGGAGAGACTCAGGCGGCTATTGGTACTGTGCTGCACATGTCGCAGCAGATGGTTAGTTATGACCTTGCCGCGATAAAAAAGCAGTGGCAAGCATCGGCGATCCACGATCTGAGCGCAGCCAAGGCGAAGGAGCTTGCAAAGATCGATCACCTGGAGGTGACGTACTGGCTGGCCTGGGAAGAGTCACGTCTCGACAAAGAGATCACGGTTGAAAAACAAAGCGGCGGCGAACCCTTGGCGGGAGAGGGCGGCAAGCCGCCGGAGACAAAGAAAGAGACCACGCTTCGCCGAGAGGGGCAGGCCGGCAGTCCGGCGTTTCTTGCTGGTGTGCAGTGGTGTATTGAGCGCAGATGCAAGATTTTGGGGATCGACGCTCCGACAAAGAGCGAGGTGACTGGACTGAACGGCGGTCCTGTGACCGTGCAGGTGCTGCGTGGTGTCTCGATGGATGATTTATGACCACCTATCAGATCGTCGAACTCAAGCCAGACGATGCCGGGGGCTTTTGTCCGCGCGGGGGAGCTCGCCAACTCTGGCGGTGCAAAGATCCCGAGGTCATGCTCTGCGGTCCTGCCGAGACCGGCAAGACCTATAGCAGCTTGAAGAAGCTCGACGCCTGCATGTGGAAGTATGCCGGCGCCCAAGGCGCGATCGTTCGCAAGTCCTACGTGAGTATGCCGGGATCAGTACTCCAGACGTTTGAACGAAAGGTGCTCGGTCCTACGTCGCCAGTTCGTGTCTATGGCGGCGAAAAGGCGCAGTGGTATGACTACCCCAACGGTTCGCGGGTCTGGGTCGGTGGTATGGACAACCCACAAAAGGTACTCAGCTCTGAGCGTGACATTATCTACGTCAACCAGGCCGAAGAGCTGGAGCGGGAAGATTGGCAGACGCTGACGACACGAGCAACAGGCCGCGCTGGCAATATGCCGTACGGGCAGACGTTCGGCGACTGCAACCCCGATACGCCGCTCCACTGGATTCGGACGCGCCCATCGCTCACCCGCTTCGAGTCACACCATGAAGACAACCCGATGCTGTTTGACGAGAACGGCACGATTACCGACCAGGGACGGCGGAGCCTTGCCGTGCTTGATGCGCTTGAGGGTGTTGAAAAGGAACGGCTTCGCTTCGGGAAATGGGTACAAGCGTCCGGTCTCGTCTACGATGTTTGGAGTGATGGGCCGTTGGACGGAAATGTAACTGTGGATGCGGATTATGCCCCGGATGGCGGGCGTGTTCTTTGGGGAGTGGATGACGGGTATGCTGGGAAAATTGACCCCGCAACGAGGACCTTTACTGCCGACTCTCATCCGCGTGTCTTTCTCCTGATTCAGCAACGCCCCGATGGTCGGTTGTGCCTATTTGCCGAAAGCTATGCGGTACAGAAGCTTGATGATGAGCATATTTCCGACGTACTCGCACTCCCCTATCCCGTACCGGAAGCGGCGGCGGTCGATAAGTCTGCGGCACAGCTCAAAGGACGGATCTGGAATGCCGGTATCCAGACGCTGACCGGCCCGAGCAGTGTTGAGGAAAGTATCAAAACGTTTCGCCGTTTCGTAGCGAAGGATAGGAATGGCGTAAGGCTGTTCCTTGTCCATCCGCGTTGCACACACTTTCGCGCCGAGATGAGTAGTTATCGCCGGAACGATACGACCGGACAGGTGGTCAAGCAGTTCGATCACGGCCCAGACGCCGGCCGATATCTGACATGGGCACTTCGTTATGAATAGCGCAGTACAAAGCCTAAAATGGTATAATACGGATGCCACGCGATGCTATCAACATCCGTGGCGTGACCAAACCTATTGTGGAGGTTCGGTGATGGGAAGTATAGCATCCCCTCGGTTCTACGTGTACATCCTCTGTCGCCCAAACGGCGTGCCGTTCTATGTTGGCAAGGGCTCAAAAGGTCGCATCTACGACCATGAGCAAGAGGCCAAATTAGGACACCGCTGCCACAAATGTAATGTGATCCGCAAAGTCTC